ACACAGTTAAATACTATCAAGATGCAACGCTAAGGCATACAGTTACCATAACCGACAATGGAAACACAAACCAAAAAATACAATACATAAGTAGTAGTGTAGTTACAGGTACATTTAATAAGATTGTGGTTAATTATGGTGCAGGTACTGACAAAACCTTTACAGTAGAGGAATTACAATGCAGTAAATACACACCAATCAAAGCTACGTTTGTAAATAAGTTTGGTGCGTTGCAAGATATGTACTTAGACCGCAAAAACACAGAGTCTATAAACACACAATCTGAAACATACAAATCTGCTAACATCAACTTGTCTACTTTAACCTATGATGTGAACGAACACCAAAAGCGAACATTTGATAAAATGGGTAATGAAACAATAGTAGCTAACACAGGTTACATAAGCGACACTCATAACGAAGTGATTAAGCAACTTATGTTAAGCGAACAAGTTTGGTTAGAAAAGTTAGATGGTACAAACAGCATCTATCCTGTTAATGTTACCACTCAGTCATTACAATATAAAACAAGCGTAAACGATAAGCTCGTACAATACACACTGAACTTTGAATACGCATTTGATAAAATAAACAACGTAAGATAGTGCAGAGCATACAGCTATATATCGAGGGGCAAAGAATAGATATGTTTAAAGATGAAAGCGTATCTATCACTCAGTCTATTCAAAACGTAAAGGATATCGCTAAGGTGTTCACAGAGTTTACTAAGACGTTTACTCTACCTGCTTCAAAAACGAATAACAAGATATTCAAACACTACTATAACTTTGATATCACAGGGGGTTTTGATGCGAGAACTAAAAAAGATGCTACGCTTGAACTAAACTACCTACCATTTAAAAAAGGTAAGATTAAATTAGAGGGGGTAGACTTACAGAATAGAAAACCTAAGTCTTATCGCATTACATTCTTTGGTAATACAGTAACACTTAAAGACCTATTAGGCGAAGATAAACTTAATGCACTTACAAGTCTTAATAGCTTAAATGAAACCTTTTCGTCTTCTGACATAAAAACAGCACTACAAAGAAACCCTGCATCAAACGATGTAGTAGTGCCTATTATCACTCACACAAAAAGACTTTACTACGATAGTGGGGATAACACGCACAATACAGGTAATTTATACTATCAAAGTGGTAATAAGCATGGTCTTGCATGGAACGAATTAAAATACGCACTTAGGGTACACAAGATTATAGAAGCTATTGAGGACAGATATAATATAACATTCAGCACAGATTTCTTTAATACTTCAAATGATGTTTACTATGATTTATATATGTGGTTGCATAGAAAGAAAGGTGTAGTATCAAGTGGAACTCAGGTTGCTTCTTTTACTAATTTAGTCAATGGTTGGACTGTTGGATATGGAACTACAACGCCCACAGGTAGACCACCTGCGAGTCAAATGATAACCACATCATCTTTAAGGTGGGCTTTACCAACAGGTGCATCTGCTACTAATTTTGATTTAATACTTACACGAACCTCAGCCACCCCGTATGATATATCAATAACAAGAAATGGTGTAGAGATATATGCTGAAAGCAACATTGTAAGCACATCTAAAACGATTGACATTACTTCTTATTTTTCATCACTTAGTCTTTATAGTGTAACATTAACATATTCAACATCCATTACGTTTACAAATATACAATGGTCAACGCAATACTTTTCATCAACTTTAGGAACTGTTGTTACAACACACGATACAGGCAGTTATACAACACCTGCTGATTTTGAGTTTGTAATATCAGAGCAAATACCTGAGATAAAAGTAATTGACTTTTTGACAGGCATATTTAAGATGTTTAACCTCACAACTTTTGTAGAGGATGATGGCACGATATACGTTGATACCTTAGATGACTTTTACGCAAACAAAAAATCAATAAGCACAGCATACGATATAAGCGAGTTTGTAGATGTTAAAAGTAGTCAGGTTAATGTAGCTTTGCCTTATAGAGAGATATCGTTTAGTTATGAAGATACAGATACATTCTTAGCTGCTACACACAACCAACTGTTTAATCAAGAATGGGCAAAAACCGATTATAGCCAAACAGATGATGATGGCAATGTAGTAGATGGTTCTCTTTACAATGTAATAGCACCATTCGGACATCCTAAATACGAAAGATTAGTTGATTTAGATACATCAAGCCAAACAGATATACAATGGGGTTATAGCGTAGATGACAACCAAGAAAGCTATATAGGAAAACCATTACTATTTTATCCTGTATATACAAACCCCTCAGAAACAATTAGCTTTATAGACGTGGTTAATGATGATGGTACTTATAACTCGCACTCTGCTGTATCAGGAAGCGTTAATATGCCTTCTAACAGCGTTTCGTTTAGCTCAGGTACATCTACTGCTAATATCAATTTTAAGTTAGAGAAAAACGAATATACAGGCGATAGCAGTTTTACAGGTACGCTATTTGAGAACTATTACAGCACTTACATTACAGATGTGTTCAACACAAAAAACAGAATCACAAAAGTAAAGGCATATTTACCCCTTAGAATCCTTTTAAACTTTACACTTGCTGATAGGTTTGATATCAATGGTAAAAGGTATAAAATCAACAGCATAGAAACGAACTTAGCAACAGGCGAATCAAACATAGAACTATTAAACGAATTATGATACAGAATATCTTAGAGTTACTACCCTATGTAAAAGATGGCTCGGAAAACATCCGAATAGCTAAAGGACAGAATTACCTGCCTAAGAACTTTAGACAGGCATTTAAACAATTTAAAAACGATATGGAATGGCTAAAAAAATCCAAGTAGAATTAGAAGCTAAAACCGATAAGGCGATAAAAGAGATTAAGGACGTAAAAGGCGAAATCCAAAATCTCACTAAGTCAACAGAGGAAGGTTTTAAGGATGTAGGGGATGCTACTAAAGGCGTTTCTAAGGGTATTAAGGGTATTGGTACTGCTCTTAAAGCAGCAGGTATTGGTCTTGTGGTAGCAGCGTTTGCGCAACTTACTGAGATATTCAAACAGAATCAAAAAGTTGCAGACGTATTTAACACTACTTTTGAAGCACTATCACTTGCCTTTAATGACTTTGTAAATTTTGTTGTAGGCAATGCAGGTGCAGTTGTAAACACATTTAAAGCGTTTTTTCAAGACCCATTGCAAGGTATTAAAAACTTAGGTAATGCTATAAAAGAAAACATTATAGAGCGTTTCACTTCTGCTTTGGAAGCTATTGGTTTTTTAGGCGATGCTATTGTGAAAGTGTTTAAAGGCGATTTTGCAGGGGCAGCCGAAAGCGCAAAAAACGCAGGTAAAGAGCTTATAGACGTAGTTACAGGTGTTGATGATTCTTTTGATAAAACAACACAAGCAGTAAGTAATTATGTAGGCGAAACTGTCAAAGCAGCAAAAGCAAATGTAGAACTTGGTAAACAAGCAGAAATAGCAAGAGTACGTCAACAGGGTGTAATAGAATCATTTGACTTACAAGCAGAGAAACTTAGACAAATAAGAGATGAAGAGCGTAACACTATTGACGAGCGTATTGCTGCAAACAACAAACTAAAAGAAACCCTTGACGAGCAGGAAGCAGCGATGTTGGCAAACGTAGATGCATTGGTAGCTGCTGCTCAAGCAGAATTTGATAAAAACCAAAACCAAGAAAACACTATTGCTCTATTAGAAGCACAGCAAGAGAAAGAAGCAGTATTAGCACAGATAGCAGGGTTTAGAAGTGAGCAACTATCAAATGACCTTGCGCTAAATCGTGAGAAGTTAGAACTTGAGCAATCTATAAGTGATGCAGAAAGCGAAAGAGCAATAAACGAAGCGAGATTTACAGCAGAGCAAATAGAGAATGAATATGTGCGCTTACAAGCTCTAAAAGACGTAAATGAACAAGAAAGACAAATAGAGGTTCAAAGATTAACTGAAAAGCGAAATGCATATAAGCAAGGCACTCAGGCGTTTCAGGATGCACAAAACGAGCTTTTAGCATTTCAATCTGAAAATGCAAATCAACAAAAGCAAATAGAGAAAGACCTTGCAATAGCTAAACAACAAGAGGTTACAAACGCACTCGGTAACATAGCGGGTATTGTAGGTCAAAACTCTAAGTTTGGTAAAGCTATTGCTATTGTACAAGCGATTAGAGATACATATACAGGGGCAAACAAAGCTCTTGCTCAGGGTGGTTTATTTGGCTTTATAGGTGCTGCTGCTGTTGTAGCAGGTGGACTTGCTAACGTCAAAGCCATTACATCAACACAAGACCCAACTGCGCCAAGTTTTGCACAAGGTGGTGGTAGAGGTGCGCCAAGTGTATCTGTACCAACTGCAACACCCCCTACACCCCCTGCATTTAACATAGTAGGTGCATCAGATACAAACCAATTAGCAGAAGCGATAGGTGGTCAAGCACAGCAACCTGTAAAGGCATACGTTGTATCAAACGATGTAAGCACAGCACAGGAATTAGACCGAAACATTGTAGAGGGTGCATCGATAGGATAAAATACAAAAACCAAACTAAATACGTTATATTAATATGCGAATCGTAGAACTAATCTTAGATGACCAAGAGATAACAGGGATAGAAGCGATATCTGTCGTAGAAAACCCTGCCATTGAAGAGGATTTTATTGCACTTAAAAACGAAGAGATAAAACTTGCTGAGGTATCAGGCGAAAAGCGTATCCTACTCGGTGCATTACTTATCCCAAACAAACCTATATACAGACGTAAGGGCGATGATGAATATTATATCTACTTTTCAAAAGATACAGTAGAGAAAGCATCTCAATTATACTTACAGAATGGCAATCAGAACAAAGCCACATTAGAACATCAACACAGCATTAACGGATTAACACTTGTAGAGAGTTGGATAGTAGAGGACGAAAAACACGACAAATCAAGAAAGTACGGGCTAAATGTACCTGTGGGAACTTGGATGGGGGCTGTAAAAGTCAACAACGAAGAGATATGGGAACAGTTTGTAAAAACAGGAAAAGTTAAGGGGTTCTCTATTGAGGGATACTTTGCTGACAAGATGGAACGCCCTAAAGAACCTATTAATGACTTTGATGAGGACGAAGCTCAGGATATGCTTAAACACATCCGTAGAATCGTTAAAAAGGATGGTAGATACAAAGATGGTCAAAAAGAAGAGTTAGAATCATACTCTGATTATCCAATTGGTGTAAAGAATAACGCAAAGCGTGGTATCGAACTAAACGAGAAAGTAAACAATAAGTGCGCAACTGACGTGGGGAAAATTCGTGCAGCCACTCTCGCAGCAGGACGTCCTGTTTCGAAAGAAACGATAAAGCGCATGTACTCATATCTAAGCAGAGCTGAGGAATACTACGATGAAAGCGATACTAAGGCGTGTGGCACTATCTCTTATCTTCTATGGGGTGGTAAAGCAGCAAAACGATGGGCTGAAAGCAAATTAAAGGAATTAGGCGAATTAGATTTAGCTTCTCAGGTTATCAATGATGAAATGGCGATTATAGATGATAGACTTGCATTTGCCACAAAAGAATTAGCAATAGCAGCAGCAAAAGATATAGGTTGTGAATCATACCACGAACACGAATACGAGGGTAAGACTTGGTATATGCCTTGCGAACAGCACAACCTCAAAAAACCATGCCAAGATGGATACGTCCAATATGGTATGAAAATGAAAAACGGAAAAAAAGTACCTAATTGTATCCCTATTAAATAAAAAATTATGAGCGAAAAGAATGTAAGTAGAATGTTGTTTAGTAAAGAGAAAGTAGAGCTCGGAAAAATTGATGATTATAAAGATATTTTTAAGAGGATATCCAATCTTGAAGATGATGCTAAAGCCGATAAAAACTCGTTAAAAGCAAAACTTCTAAAAATAAAAAAAGAAGTTGATTCAGCAAATGCTTTAGAAAAACAAATAGAAAAACAAGTAGACGATTTAGGTTTAGACCTTAATAATTATATAACAGCAGGAACTTATGCTTTTGTTAAAAGAGTAGGTAAAGAAGCAGATGAGTTATACAAAAGATTGTAATGGCTAAACGCATAGACTACATAAAAGTATTAAAGCCAAAGATACGCAGAAAGGGTGTACACGCTAAAACTAAAATGAGTAGTATCAAGGGTTCAAAGCTATATAAGAAAAAATACAGAGGTCAAGGAAAATGATTAAACGACTGAAACGATTTATCACACCATCGAGAACAAGCCCTAAGGGTTCAAGACGTGCCTGTTTATGCGAGGATAACACGTATTCTATTAAGTGTTGTGATGGCTCATTAAGAGCGCAAGGGATAGGTAAAATTTAAATATAAAAACAATGAGTAAAAAAGTAATGCAAAAAATCGTTTCTATTAATAAGCAAACTGAACTGTCTGCTGAAAAGGTAGAATTAGGTATTGTAGATGATTTAAACAAAACTCTTAATTCATCACAACAAATTTCTAAAGAAATTACTGACCTTGATGATTTAATAGGTAAAAATATATCGTTAAGAAGGTCAATAGTTAAAAGCATGGATAGGGCTGAAAAAGAGTTTAAAACAGCAGAAGACTTGCGTAGAAAAACTGAAAGGCAATTTATAGATGCTAAGGAATCTTTTAGAAAAGCTGAAATTAGTTACAAAGGATTTATTGCAAGGGAAAAAGAAACATCAAAAATTATTGATGGTTATGTTAGAAAACGCAAACCATTAGAAAAAACAGCTCGAGCAAACATTTCTTTGTTTGATAAAATGATATCACAAGCTGAAAAGGCAGCAAAAGATTTAGGTGTTAAAATACCAACAGCAAGTTTTTCTAAAATGCGTGATAAATTAGAAAAGCTAATTAAAGTCTTATAGACACCAAAATACAAATTAAATTTTAAACACGTTATATAGTTATGAAAGCGACAGAAATTCTAAGTAAAATCAAAACCTATCTTGGGGAAGATACTGCTGATATTGTAGAAAATATCGAGCAATCCCAAGTGGTAGAGTTAGCACAAGCGAAACTCGATAACGGAACTGTCCTTGAAGCAGAAGCGTTTGAAGCAGGTAATGAAATCTTTATCCTTACAGACGATGAGAAAGTAGCCGTACCCGTTGGCGAATATACAATGGAAGATGGTCAAATCCTTGTCGTTGAGGAAGAGGGTATCATTGGCGAAATCAAATCTGCTGAACAGGAAGAGGAAGTTGAAGCGTCTGAGGAAGTATCTGAGGAAACTGAACTTGAAGAGGTGGAAGCTGAGTATGCTACTAAAGAAGAGTTAGCAGAAGTAAAGTCATTGGTTGAGGAAATCAAGCAGATGATTGAAAAGAAAGAGGAAATGAGCGAAGTGGAAGAGCAAGTGAAAGAGGAACTATCTGAAACACCTGCCACAGAAGCTATCACTCATAACCCTGAACCCAAACAAAAAGTAAGTCTAAAGTATGCGCAAAACAGAAAGCAAAGTACTTTCGACAAAGTAATGTCTAAAATTGTTAACAATTAAATTTATATAAAATGCCAAATCCAACTATTACAGGAAGTACTTATGCAGGGGAATTCGCAGGGAAATATCTCGGTGCAGCCCTTCTAAGTGCTGATACACTTGATAAAGGTGCTATCACTATTTTACCAAATGTAAAGTACAAAGCTGCTATGAAAGTCGGTGCGTTCTCAAATCTTGTACGCTCTGCTGATTGCGACTTTGACGATACTACATCAACACTAACTTTAACTGAGAAAGTACTCAGCCCCACTGAGTTACAAGTCAACCTGAGCATTTGTAAGCGCGAATTGCACTCGGATTGGGAGGCAGCCCAAATGGGATTCTCTGCTTTTGACGAGCTACCCCCATTGTTCTCAGACTTCGTTATCGCACGTGTAGCTGCTGAGGTTGCAAAAGCAACTGAAACTTCTATATGGTCAGGTAGCGCAGGGGAAGGAAACTTTGATGGTTTTGAAACTCTACTTGCTGCTGATTCAGACGTAAATGACGTTACAGCAGGTACAGTTACTACTGCAAACGTAATCGCTGAGCTTCAAAAAATCGTTGATGCTATCCCAAGTGGTGTATATGGAAAAGACGATTTAACTATCTATATCTCTCAAAACATCGCTAAGGCGTATGTAGGCGCACAAGCTGCTTTGGGTTATAGAGATTTGTATCACGTAGGACAAACTGAGATGAATTTTCAAGGTATTCCTTTGTTTATGACAGGTGGTCTTGCTGATAACACAGCAGTAGCTGCTCAGAAATCTAACCTATTCTTTGGTACAGGTCTATTAGATGACAGAAACGAAGTTAAAGTTATCGATATGGCTGACCTTGATGGTTCACAAAACGTGCGTGTAGTTATGCGCTATACAGCAGGTGTGCAGCATGGTATTGGTTCTGATATCGTTCTCTACGCATAATCAATAATTCTCTAACTTAAAAGGGGTGGGTAAGCCGAGTGCCTACCTACCCTTTTTTATTAAAATAAAATTAATATGGCTTGTGCAGTATCAAACGGAAGAGCGTTACCATGTAAGAGTGGTGTAGGTGGGCTGAAAAACATTTACTTTGCCCCTTATACAACTACCACAGCTGACTTAACTGACAGCTCAGGTACAATCACTTTAGATGATAGTGTTTCTTTCTACAAATATGAAATCAAGGGTAATTCATCATTAGAAACTGCTATTAACTCGTCAAGAGAAAATGGCACTACTTTTTATGAGTCAACCCTTAATGTTACACTTACGTTTTTAGACGTAGCTACTCAAGAGCAGATTAAGCTCTTAGCTCATGGTCGACCTCAAATTGTTGTTGAAGATTATAATGGCAACGGATTTTTAGTGGGTAAAGAGCATGGCGCAGAAATTACGGGGGGTACGGCTGTCAGCGGGGCTGCCATGAGTGATCTCAGCGGTTTTACGCTTACATTCACAGCTCAGGAAACAGCACCACCTTTCTTTGTAGCATCATTACCGACTGATGATTCATCATCGCCAATTAACCCAACACCATAATTTTTTGTATATTAGCAAAGAGTTTATTTCATTAAGTTTGGTTTAATAATAATTAGGGGGTTTAAAAGCCCCCTTTTTTATTACACAAAATTTAGAATCTATACGTTATATATGTAGTATGATAATCTTAACTACATCCACATCTGACCAAACTATCAAAGTTATACCACGTAGAACCATTGTGGGGGGCTTGATTTTGACGATAAGAAACGAATCAACAAACGATGTTACTACATATACAGGAGACTTTGTTTGGAGTATATACGATACAACCTACAATCTATCTTCTATTGAGTGGCAAGGTTCAGACTTATCAGGTAGTCAAGGTGAAACGTATTTAGAAATCACAAATAAGTTTGACTTAACAGAGTCTAATTATTATACATTTACAATATCAGACTCAGCAGGGGAATTGTACAAAGGTGTTATATTCTGTACAGACCAAACAGTAGACCAAGATACGAACTCTTACTATACTGTAAATGAGGGCGAATATGTATCAAGCACTACATTTGACAATGATTATATTATATTATGAAAAACGATTTAAGAATAGTTAACCTAAGCACCTACACAAGCCCTACTGTAAAAGAAGTACGGAATCAAGAGTTTGTGAGCTATGGCGATGATAACAACTACTTTCAATATCTTATAGACAGATACAATGGTAGCCCTACTAACAATGCTATCATTAACGGAATTAGTGAAATGATATATGGTAAGGGCTTAGATGCTACCGACAGCAATAAGAAGCCCGATCAATACGCACAGATGGTGTCTTTGTTTAATGCTGATTGTGTTCGTAAAGTAGTGTACGATTTAAAATTAATGGGTCAATGTGCTATTCAGGTTATCTACTCTAAGGATAGAACTAAGATTGTAAAACTTGAACATATCCCTGTTGAAACACTACGAGCTGAGAAGTGTAATGACAAAGGCGAGATTGAAGCATACTTTTATCACTATGATTGGGCTAAGTACAAAAAGAGCGATGAGATAAAGCGTATCCCTGCCTTTGGAACTTCTAAAGAGGGTTTAGAAATTATGTACATCAAACCTTATAGAGCGGGATTTAAGTATTATTCACCTGTTGATTATCAAGGGGGTACACAATACGCAGAGTTAGAGGAAGAGATAAGCAACTATCACTTAAACAATATAATGAATGGCTTAGCACCATCTATGCTTATCAACTTTAATAACGGAACGCCTGATCCTGAGCAAAGAGAACTAATTGAAAGACGTATCTATGAGAAGTTTAGTGGGTCAAGCAACGCAGGTAAGTTTATCTTAGCATTTAACGACAACGCAGAAACTGCTGCTGATATACAACCTATTCAACTTTCTGATGCTCACAATCAATATCAGTTTTTAAGTGATGAGAGCGCACGTAAGATACTCGTATCTCACAGGGTAGTAAGTCCTATGCTTTTAGGTATTAAAGATAACACAGGGCTTGGTAATAACGCAGACGAGCTTAAAACAGCTACTATCCTTATGGACAACACAGTTATTCGTCCGTTTCAAAGATTGCTTATTGAGAACTTTGACCAAATCCTTGCTTACAATAACATCTCGCTTAATCTATACTTTAAGACCTTACAACCTTTAGAATTTACTGACCTTGACAATGTAGCCGATATGGAAACACGAGAAGAGGAAACGGGGGTTAAAATGAGCAAAGAGGACTTAACCGATGAAGAGTTTGATATCATCCTTGACGAACTAAGGGGCGAAACAATATCTAACCGATGGGAAGCAGTTGATGTAAGAGAACACAGCGAGGATAACGAAAGTGTAGAGGATTGGGCTGTTAAGCACATTGAAAGCAAAGAAGAGAAATTAGAAAAAAGGTCAATAGATTCTAAAAAGAGTGGATTTAGTTATTTAGACAAATCCTTATATAAAGTAAGATACCGATACGCTGAAAAATACAGCTCAGGCAAATCAAGACAATTCTGTCGTATTATGATGAGCAGAAGTGGTAGAGGTGTAGTATATAGAATAGAAGATATTGACAAGGCATCAAACGCAGGTGTAAATAAGTCTTTTGGGCATAAGGGCAAAGCATACGATTTATTTAGATTCAAAGGTGGGGTTAATTGTGGGCATAGATGGGAAGAGGTCTTATATAGACTAAAATCTAAGACTATGAAAAAAGTAATCCAAAACTACGATGAAGTAGATAAGATACCTAAGTCTTATTCGCCTACACCACGAGGATATAAGGATGCAGAGAAAGCACCAAAGGATATGCCAAATAACGGACACCACCCAAATTATAAAGGATAATGGCAACAGCACTATTTATATCAAGAACGGACTTAGTAAAGAATAGCATTATAGATGGTAATGTTGATACTGACAAGTTTATACAGTTTATCAAGATTGCACAACAAATACAAGTGCAGAACTATTTAGGTACTGACCTTTACAATAAGATTAGTGCGGATATTATTGCAGGTACGCTTACAGGCGATTATCTTAATCTTGTAAATGATTATATACAACCCATGCTTATATGGTGGGCGCAGGTTGAGTATTTACCTTATGCAGCTTATCAAATTAAAAATGGTGGTGTATTTAAGCACACCTCAGAGAATAGCGAAAGCGTAAATAAAAACGAAGTAGACTATTTAGTAGAAAAGGCACGTAACACAGCCGAGTATTATACACGTAGATTTATTGATTATATGAGTTTTAATAGCTCTACGTTCCCTGAGTACAATAGCAACTCAGACTCTGATGTATATCCCGATACAGACTCACTATTTAATGGGTGGGTATTATGAGATATAAACCAAAAGACAAAAATGTAGTTAAGCTAAAAAAATACTTAACCAAAGAATTAAAACCAAATTTTAAAGACTTATTAAAAACGACATAGATGGCAAGTTTAGAAAATAAAAAAATAAAAGACACTTACGAGGGGCTGCTGAAAACTGATGACAATGCAGCTATTGATGGTGCTGTCGAGATCACAGATGGTGCAGGTAATGGCACAGGTGTTACTATCAGCAACGATGGGCAAGTTACTGCCACAGGGACTGTTTCGTTTGGGTCTTTAAAAGATACAGGCGAAGATATCACAGTTACTAAGTTTGTTGATGAAGCAGATGGTATAGGTAATAACGATAACGACACTACAATACCAACAAGTGCTGCGGTAAAAGACTACGTCGATACAAATGTTACAGCTCAGGATTTAGACTTTCAAGGCGATAGTGGTACAGGTGCGGTTGACTTAGATAGTCAATCTTTAGATATTGCAGGTGGTACAGGTATTGATACAAGCGCAGTAGACCAAACACTAACTGTAAGTATTGATAGCACAGTAGCTACCCTCACAGGTACTCAAACGCTTACTAATAAGTCTATTGACCTCACAGATAATACTCTAAGCGGTACAACTGCTGAATTTAACACAGCTTTAAGTGATGATGATTTTGCTACGCTTACAGGCACTGAAACACTTACTAACAAAACAGTAGACGCAGACAACAACACAGTATCAAACTTAGAAGTAGACAACCTTAAAAGCGGTGTATTAGATACAGACCTTACAAGCGTATCTGCAAGTGATGACACTCTCGCTTCTGCAAAGGCGATTAAAACCTATGTAGATTCCAATATTACCG